CTGGCATGTCTTTTGAGAGCATCGGTTCGTCCTTCTGAGTATCATCGGCGGGGGAGCGGCGGATGAGGGCGATTGCGGTCTCGGCCATCTTGACATAGCGGCGAGCCGCCGCATCTGGCGTTCCCCTGATCTGGTGGTTGCCCCATTTATCGTTCGGCCAGTCTGTCTTGAATAACTCCTCGGCCAGCGTCACAGCCTCCACCATCTCCTTGTCTGATGCGGGTTGGGTCATGGCGATTTCCAATCGCTCGGGAAAGTTCCGGTGTCTGGTCGCACTTCAATATGCAGAACTGCGTGATGCTCGTTAGTCATAAACTGATTGAAACAGGCGGCGGCGTGCCATGTCGATGACCCGCGCATCGCGCGTAGGATTTTCCCGTCGCCGTCCTTAATACACCACGCTACTTTCTTATCGTCCTGAGCCATCGTCGTCCCTAGTCCTTTGTGGTGGTGGATTTATTCGCGGTCGCCGCGCCCAATCTGTCACGCAGCGAGAAACCCATGAGCGGCCAGAGTTGCCGAACCGCGTCCTCGTAGGAGAATTGGCGGCCAAGATCGGCGTTGAAATTCTCGGGCGATGCTGGCGCGCTCTTGCCAATGACCGTGAAGCCGTTACGCATAATTACAATACAGATCGTCAGTAGCCCGAGCGGCTTAAGATGCTCGACGCTGAGTGCTTCGTCACTGAGGGCGCGAACCGCCGTGGTGTAGTAAACGCCGCCGATTGCGGCCTCAATGTCAGAGAGCTTGACGCGCGGCGCAACGGCTATCGCTGCGGAAGCCGCTTCGGTTGCTGCGAGGCTGTCAGTCACTTGCACTTTCGTTCTCCTTGGTTTGTGGTGGTGGATTTGAGGGCGCGGATTTTCATGGCGCACCTACGATGCCACCAGAGGCGCGTAAATCAGCAAAAGAGTTTGCTTCCCTGTGCGCGCAAATAACCGGCTCTAGTTCTTCCTTCACAAACTTATAGACGGTGGGGTGGTTCCACCAGCCGCCTGTCACACCGGCATGGTCTTTAATGAACTGTGTGGCTTTTTCTAATGCAACAAACACAGCCTCATCCGCCGTCTTGGCGGGGGCGGATGCAGGTTTAGTAAGCGCACGAATGATCGCGCTCGCTTGGGCAAGTTGCGGAGCGCCCCAATCCTTCGCCCGGCCAGCGAGCCAATCGGCGAGCGCGGTTTCATCCAGCACACCCGCCGGATGGTTGCCGGGATACTTGCAATGCTGGTTTGGCCGCATCATCGAGACACCGCACTCACAGCAGGGCGCTTCTGTGCGTGTCGGAGTAGCGGCGGGGGCGGATGGGAGGGATGCGAGCGCGGCGTCGAAGCCGCAATCGCACGGCGGCTCCGTCGCGCCTTCGCCGTTAGAGGCACATTCCTCGCGGTGGTCGGCATAACTATCGAGCGCCTCCCGCGCCGCTTCGAGCTTGGCGGTCTGATGTAGGAGGGCTTCAGCACCGAGGGTGTGATAGCCCCTTCCTTCCCCAGCCCGACACAAGAGCCATTTCTTCGCGCGTTCAATCGCTTCCGCAAGCTGCGTAGGTGTAAGGGCGGTCATGGCTTCTGTACCTCGGCAAATAATTTCTTCGGGTCGAGATTGAGCGCCTTGGCAAAGTCGAATAGGTCGCTGAGTAGGACGCGCTGCCGACCGGTTTCGATGTTGGCGATGGAGCCCCGCGATAGCTTAACCTTGTCGGCCAATTCCTGCTGGTTCCAGCGCAGCGCATGGCGCGCCTTGCGGACAGCCTCGCCGAATAGGACGTAGGGGCGCTCGCATTGAAGCACCTCGCGCGTCACCGCTTGGTAGGTGATTATGCGGCGGCGAGCCTTGACAATCTTCGCCGTTTTGACCCTGCGGCTCATCTACGGGCGCTCCTTGGGGGTGGCTGGATAAGCACAGTCAGCGCAAAGGTGTGCGTGTTTATCGCCGACAAATTTCTCCAAGCACTTGACGCAAGTATGCCAGTAATTTCCTGGTGCCCATGCGCCTAACGGCTCTCTGCTATCTCGTTTCGGAAGCATCACCCCTCTCCTTTGGTTGCCGTGGCGTGGCGGGCTCGTTCTTTCATAACTTTTATGTGCGCGAGCGCGCCAGCCTTGACGCGAAAATCGGGAGACGCCGCCGCAAATTCCATACAGCACACTTCAACATCAATTCCGAACTCATCGCCCCATGCCTTTTCGCGCTTCTCACTTTGACGATGATGTTTGCGGCACATGGCCACACAGAAAACGGAACTCGGCTTGCCGCCACCGTGGCCGCGCGGCGCAATATCGCGCGCGTGGCAGCACTCGACCGGCCCTTCACATTCTTTCCGTTCCCACGCAATGCACAGCCGCGTCCTAACCCAAGCATGGTGCTTCTGGGATTTAATCACCCCGTTTTTATCGACTTGGGTTTCTCGGTTGACTGGCGGGAGCATTACGCGCGCGGCCTCACAAGCTGCGACGGCTGCCAATTCGCCTCATCCTCGGGGCGGATTTGGCGTTCCATGTTTGCGGGGAATGGCTGCACGGTTGCCGCTGGGCCGCCGAAAGAATCTGCGGGCGCAACAACAGCGGCCTGGATCGGCTCGAAAGTTCCGAGCGATTTAATAGCCGCGTCAATCTCCGCGAGAAAATCTTTAGCGTGTTTTTCTAGTTCCGCGATTTTCGCTTCATCGCGCGGCACTCTAATAACAACAAGGCGTAGTGCGGGCGGAAGCCTTGGATCATACGAGGCGTAATCCGCCCATGCGCGGCTCGGATCGCAAGCGAGTTGCCATTGAATTTGCGTCTGGTGATCCTTGGAAACTTTCTTTTCCAAAAGCGTCACAATATGGGTTGCCGTGTTTGGACACTTCACCTCCAAAAGTCCATTGTCGCCGACGCGGCGATCCGGTGACGCGCCAGCATTTTCAATCTTCGGATGCGGGACAAACCAAACCGTTTCCGTTTTAATGCCCTTAGATTCTTCGTAAGCGCGCACCGCGTCTTTCTCGGTTATCTGGCCGTGGATCATCGCGGCGTTAACGTAGTGGTCGGTCTGCATCCCGGTTAGGCGCTCGGCGATCAATTCGAGTTTGTATTTATCGCGCGATGCGCTCGGTCCTTTCGTGGTGACGGCGATAACGTCCTTCATCCGCGAGGCCGTCAGCTTGCCAAGACGCTCGTGCAGCCATTTGTCCAAGTCGCCACGGTCGCGCGGCGGGATTGATTCGTCGGTACTCACGGCGTCGGCTCCATATCCTCAACCTCTATCTCATCGTCTCGGCATGGTTCACACAGTACGCGCGTCTTAGTCGCGCCATCGTCTCCGTAATCCATGACCTCGCAGAAGCATTCAAGGTCATAATCGGAATCAATTAAGCGCGAGCAACGGTCACAACGTATAATACTCATTGCAGCGCCGTTTTATGTGCGGCGTGCCACATCTGAACGGCCATCACTTGCATGGATATACGCGATGCTTTCTCTCGTTGATCTTCGGATAATTTTGTCGGCAACCCTTTCCCGAGCGTCAGCGCGAAAACCTGGATTGGCTGATTGAACCTATCGAGGATGTGCCGCGTCTGCTTTAGCGCTTTGGCTCTATCTGTTATCTCCCCCTCGGCGCGGTCTATGTGATCGAGCGGGATTGATTTGCGGAATGATCTGACGTTACTTTTCATGTGCGGCTTTTGATCGCGGCTTCACAGCGGGAGAGAGCAGCGCCGAAGGCGTGCGGCCTACGCATCGCGATGCGCCCTACATCAGTAATTTCATACGACAACCCCAATGAAATTCTTTCTGGGAGCCGTTCATGGGTTGGGGTTTTGGCGAGCTTGATATAGTGTTCCATGTTGTACCCGTGCGCGATAAGATAAAGCCCGAGCAAGCAACCACCCCTGCAATTTTCCCACACATAGCCTTCATTCGGGTCTTGCGTCTTGAGCCAGTCCCTCAACCCTTCCAGGCTGAAAACATCCGGCTTCGTCTCCGTCTCGAATTGCTTTACGTCACCATCTAACGGCATGGCTGTGTCTCCTGTTTCCGTTTTAAGTGTTTCTGCATCACGCGCGCCATTCCTTTTATCTCTGGCGAAGGATTATGCCGGGCGAACCACTCTACCATCCCAGCGCCGAACTCTCTTGCCTCTGCACTTAATCCTCTCTGCGCCGCTCGGTAATTGATCCAAAGCGAGTGCGACGATGGAGAGTGCAGTGGAATAACTGGCGTGATCGGCTCAACGTCACAAGGCAAAGTCATTGTCTCGGCCCTCCGATTTACTAAACGCATTCGCCGATAATTTCGCGCTTCAAGCATCCGTACTTTTCGTCGTCGCCCACCACTTCACCATGCAGGGCGACAATCCACCACCGCTCACCTTTCCATTTCGGCGGAATGAGTGTGGCGTGTAAGGTTCCTTTCTCACAAATCTTAAGTGGCCCCGGCGAAGTGTGGATAACGCCCGGTGCGGCGGCTTCGATCTTCCCGCCGCTGTTCGACGGCTGGCCATCCGTACCCGAGCGCCAAAACGCGATCTTCGCGCCAGCCTTTTGCAACTGAGTGAGCCGAGCCTTCGCTGCATCTGGCATTTTTTTTGCAAAAAACGAAACGGTGCCAGCCCAATACTCGCCGTCGCCGTCGCCGTCGCCGGAGCCGGAGCCGTCGCCGTAGCCGTCGCCGTAGCCGTCGCCGGAGCCGTAGCCGGAGCCGGAGCTGTAGCCGTAGCCGTCGCCGTAGCCGTAGCCGTAGCCGTCGCCGTAGCCGTAGCCAAAAAAATTCGGCACCGAGCCTTGGATTATCGCCGCTTGCATGGTGGTTTACTCCTGCGCTTTTATTTTAGCGCGCCCAGGGCGCGGCTTCCCAAGCCTTCGCGGATTCTGGCGAGCATTCCGCAACGCAAGTGATGTCGCGCAATTCGATGTCCGCAGCGGGGCCGACTTTGGCACCATCTTTCGGACCATCGCTCGCAAGTCCCATGAACCCGCGATTGCCAGCGGGCCAATAGATACAGTTGCGCGCGGAACGGAGCTTGATGGTGCTGCCCCCGGTTTCTGTGGCGTAGCCGAAAAATACGCCGCGATGCGAAGTCGTCACCAGCACTGCACGTTCTTTCTTGGCTCGGTTCGGGTGGTTCGTCACTTTGTCATCTCCTAAGCCCCAGTTAAACCCCGAGGCGCGGGCCGTGAGGGAACCATAAACACGGCTGCGGATGGGCGTCAAGTACAAATATGGTTGCAATGGGGGACAAAGGGGGTTAGCGTGCGGTCCATGCTAACACCACGCCAGCAAGACCTTCTTAAATTCATCGCCACCTATACGCGGCAGCGCAAGGGCATTTCTCCAACATACGATGAAATGCGCGCTGGTCTCCACCTGGAATCGAAAAGCGGAATACAACGCTTGCTGCTCGGCTTAGAGGAACGCGGCTTCATAAAGCGTCTGCCAAACCGAGCCAGGGCGATTGAGATAGTGAGACAGCCCCAATGACGCGCGGCAACAAATACGGCGCGAAAGGTCTTAAGACCGAGGACGGATATTTTCACTCACAAGGTGAATACCGGCGCTGGCAAGAGTTGAAGCTGCTGGAGCGCGGAAAACAAATCGTCGGACTTAAGCGCGGAGAACGCCATCCCCTGCTTGTAAACGGTAAGACTGTCGGACATTACAAGCCAGATTATGAATATGGGGACCGCAAGGACGAAGGAATTTACGAATATATCTATGAAGATTTCAAAGGCGGCCCAACCCATACAGAGGCGGCAAAGCTTCGCATTAAATTGTTTGAGGTGCTTTTCAATTGCAAGGTTTTGATAACCGGAAAGAGGACAAAGTGATGACCGCTCAACCCTCCCTCCTAGACTGGACACCCGGCGCAGCAGAGAAAGAACGGGATAAGGCGCTTGAGAAAGTCATGCTCAATTCCATCGACTACGGCGACAAAGCGATTGAGATAATCAAAAAGCTGCGGTGGGAATTGGGAGAATTTATCGCCGAGGAAATGACCCTGGAGATTTACGCGCGGCTCGGCCCTCCCCATTCTCCAAATCTTTTCGGCTCAATCATCATGCGCGCGGTTAGAGAGGGCTGGATAAAGAAAACCGGGCGCTATGCCCCGATGCTGAAAAAATCCAGTCATGGCCGCGAATCAAAGACCTATGTGGGCGTCGATAGAGTGGCGAAGGCAACGTGACCCCCGATTATACAAATTTCCTTGAGCGAAAGTCTGCGCGCGCACCAGCGCGCGGGCTTGATACCGTGCCATCGCTCGCAAAGCATCTTTTCCCGTTCCAGGCGCATTGCGTCGATTTTGGGCTAAGGATTGGGACGTCTGGCCTGTTCTTAGATACCGGCCTTGGCAAAACAGAGTGTGAATTGGAGTGGTGCCAGAAAGCACTAGAGGCGACAAACGGCCGCGCGCTGATAATGACGCCGCTCGCCGTGGCGCAGCAGTTCAAGCGCCGCGCCGATAAGTGGGGCTATGAAGCGCGGGTGATCCGCGAGCAAGACGACATAAAGCCCGGCATCAATATCTGCAATTATGACCGGCTCGACAAACTAGACGTTTCGGTTTTCGGCGCAGCCGCCCTTGATGAATCGAGCGTCTTAAAGAATTTCACTGGCAAGACCACTCGCGCGCTAATCGAGGCGTTCAAGGGTTGCCGCTTCAAGTTATCTGCCACGGCAACGCCAGCGCCGAACGATCATATGGAACTTGGAAACCAAGCCGAGTTTCTTGAAATCATGGCCGCAAATGAAATGCTGTCTCGGTTTTTCATTAACGACGCTTCGACGGCCTCCCAAGAGTGGCGCTTGAAGGGTCACGCGGTTACGGCGTTTTGGGATTGGATGGCGAGTTTCGCCAGGATGGCCGAGAAACCTTCGGACCTTGGCGACAGCGATAAGGGCTTTATCCTCCCACCGTTTAAGATTAAGCGGCACCGGGCGCGAGACAGCGCGATTGAAGGCGCACTAGCAGACCTGTTCGGCACAGTCACGATGAGCGCCACAACGATGCACGATGTTAAGCGGCAGACCAGCGAAGCCCGCGCCGAGCTTGCCGCGTCCTTGGTTGACGCCGAGCCGAACGAGGCACGGATAATTTGGTGCGATACAGATTACGAAGCCGACGCGCTTAAACGAGCCGTCCCATCCGCGCATGACATTCGCGGCTCTATGGTGATCGAAAAGAAAGAGGAATTGATTGAGGCGTTTTCGACCGGCGAGCTAAAGCATTTAATCGGCAAGCCGTCGATGCTCGGCCTTGGTCTCGATTGGTCCCATTGTGCCCGCATGGCTTTCGTCGGGCGCAGTTATAGTTACGAGCAATGGTATCAAGCGGTTAGGCGCTGCTGGCGCTTCGGTCAGAAGCGCGAATTGATCGTCGATATTGTCGTTGCCGAAGGCGAAAGCGAAATCGGCCGCGTGATCGACCGCAAGGCTGGCGACCACGACAAAATGAAACGTGCGATGCGTGACGCCATGACGCGAGCAATGGGCCGCGCACAAATCGTCAAAGCGCCCTACGAGCCAAACCACATAGAGGGATTGCCGGCATGGATCAGGTCCGCTGCTTAAATTCTGAAAAGTCCGAGCGATGGGTTGCCCTCAACGGCGATTGCGTTGACGTATTGCGGCAGACGCCGGACGACAGCGTAGATTTTTCAGTCTATTCGCCGCCGTTCGGCTCCCTCTTTGTCTATTCCGAATCTGTTGCTGACATGGGGAATAGCACCGATAGCGAGTTTGCCGAGCACTACGCTTTCATGGTTGCAGAGAAATTCCGTGTCACGCGGCCCGGCAGAGTAACCGCCGTCCATTGTTCCGATCTTCCGATGACAAAGTGGAAAGACGGTGCAATCGGTATTAAGGATTTTTCGGGCCAGATTATTAAAATCCACCAGGACGCGGGATGGGTTTTTCATTCTCGGCGCACCATTTGGAAATCGCCCGTAACTGAAATGACGCGGACTAAGCATGTCGGGCTGCTCTACAAGCAACTTAAAAAAGACAGCATGAAATCGCGTGGCGGTATGCCGGATTATCTTTTGACATTCGTGAAGCCCGGCGAAAATCTCTCTAAGGTTGCCCATACCGAGGATGAGTTTCCGCTGGATCAATGGCAAGAGTGGGCGTCTCCGGTATGGATGACGGTCAATCAATCCAACGTCCTCAACGTCCGCATGGCGCGCGAGCATAGCGACGAGCGCCATCTGTGCCCGCTTCAACTCGACGTAATCGAGCGAGCGCTGATTATGTGGAGCAACAAGGACGATGTTGTGTTGTCGCCGTTCATGGGGATCGGCAGCGAAGGCGTTATGTCGCTAAAGCATGGCCGCCGCTTCCTTGGGATTGAACTGAAAGAAAGCTACTGGAAACAGGCTTGCCAATACCTCGCCGCCGAGGAACGCCAGCTTGATATGTTCCGAAAAAGGGTGACGGCGTGAGTAAATTAGAGAAACAGGCCACCCTCGCGCGCCACGCCGCCGACATGGGCGATTACCGCCTTGCGTATTTCACGCTCGCCAAGGCGGTCCAAGAATATCTAGAGAAAAAGAAATGAGAAACCCAATCTTTCTTTCCGGCGCCGAGGTTGCTAAAGCCCTCTCTCCCTACCTCTGCGCCAAATACAACATCCCGACGCAAACAGTTTTCGCGGCGATGCAGATAGACAATGGGTACTTGATAGAGTTTCCGCCCGAAGCCCCACCACCTAAACCGCCCAGAGAAAAGACAATCAGGCTGTCAACTGAAACCCGTGATGGAAGCAAAGGATGAGCTATTCCGCAACATCCCACGCCAACAGGATTGAGGCTCAAGGTAAAGGCTTGCGGCGGTATATGGGAACGCCGTGTATAAACGGTCATAGTGGGGAGAGATACATCTGCGGCGATTGTATCGAGTGCGCCGCCGTGCGGGCTGCGAAATATAAAAGCACAGCCCCGAGAACCCCGCCTTTCTCGCCAGATAGTGCCAGTCGGTTAGTGCAAGAGTTTTTCCAATTATCACTAACAGCGCAGCTTACCGACACGGCGGTTTCTAGGATCAGCGGCAAAAACCAAAGAACATTCTCAGGATGGCGGCACGGTCGAACAACCCCAAGATTAGATACATACGAAGCGGCGCTTCAATCTCTGGGGTATGAATTGGTGATTTGTAAGATTAGCACCTAGATTTGTGTTATTTAGGCATGTTCTACAAATAACTGCTGTTGAATTGATCAATGCGTGAATTAAGGTAAGATTTCACGTTAATTGGAATAAGAAAAAGAATTGAGAATTTTCCGCTGACGATTTAGACGGATTACATCAATTCTTTTTCGATTTTCGCCGTGGTGGTTAGCTTAATCGCTTACTCAGTCTAGCCTTTCAGGCTCTTGCGCCCGTTGCCAGTTAAGTCTAATTGCCTCGCCTTTGGCTCGGTTTCTTATGGGTCTGCACCTAGCGAACGATGGACGGAGTTATCCCTCGTATAGAGATAACTCCTTTCTGCACCTGAGCGTTACGGCAGACGGTTCGATCCTCATTGCGCCGGAGTTCGGCCCAGTGGCGGTTACCCTGTACCCCTGGCTTGCGGCAATCGGTTAAAATAGCGGGTTCTGTAGCATGGAGAGGGATCAACGACTCCACGCCGTCATTTGACAGTTTGCGGCTCGCCCCGAGGCGGTAGGCCGTACCAACGCGACATCACCGCTGGATTGAGCCTAGACTGAGCCGTTATGAGGGATTTATTTTTTGTTGCGCCGAGTTGTGGTTTCTGTCTATAAACACACAATCAGCGGTGTCTTTTGCCCTTCCCAGAGCCAGACACTGCACAGCCTTTGATGGCTGCGAACCGCCCTCGGAAACTCATTCCTGGGGCGGTTTGCGTTTGTGCCACCTTCAGCAACGGGGCGCAAGGAGAATTTTTTACAACCAGTTTTCTAGAAAATTCTCCGAGTGAAATTCAAATATCTTGCGCTTTTTTCGCAAGTGACTGTATTTCTGGGGAGTGAAACGAAAACCAAGCGAAACGGCGTTTATCACCGTGACCCTCACGCCGCAGCACAAGCGGGCACTTAGGCAGTTAGCCAAGCACGAGGGCATCGCGCTATCAACCTGGGCGCGTAAGGCGCTGCTGGAAAAGATGCGGTTTGTTAATCCGAATCTGGCCGCACCATGACCGACGAAAACCGCTGGCTCCCCCTGTTCTTGGATTTTTGTTCCAAGCTCCGCATTGACTCGAAAGAGGTTGCAAATATCGACGGGCAGGGTGCGCCGCTCGATCTTTGGGGCAGCCAGAAAATTTTTTTGGAGGAAATGTGCGGCGGTCTAGATCGAGGCGTCCGCGATTTTACTTGCTTAAAAGCCCGGCAACTTGGAATTTCCACGGTCAGTCTGGCGATTGATGTTTTCTGGCTCGCCGTTCATTCGGGGACAATCGGGGCGCTCGTAACCGACACGCCGAAAAATAGTAGCGCCTTCCGAACCGTGATGCGGCGGTATATCAAATCGTTTCCAACCGGGTTTCTTGGTAAATCGTTCAGGGTTATCGGCGATAACCGAGACCGCATGGAATTTTCCAACGGCTCGCGCCTGGATTTTCTTGTGGCGGGAACCGGCAAAACAAAAGTCTGGGGCGAAGGCATTGGATATTCGTTCGCTCATTTAACCGAAGTTGCCAACTATGGAAACCCCGCCGCCCTTGATTCATTCGAGGAAGCTCTGGCGCAGTCCCATCCAGACCGCCTTTTCATAAAAGAAGGTACGGCCAAGGGAATTAACCACTGGTATGAGCGGTGGCTTGATGCTGGGAAAGACACGGCGACTAAGCATCGGTTCTTTATCGGGTGGTGGGCAAATCCTCTCAACGCATTTTCTAAAAAAGACCAACGGTTTGAGATTTATGGGGAGGCTCCGCCAGACGCGCCTGAGCAAGAGAAAATCGAGGCGGTGCGCGTGCAACACAAAATCAGAATCTCTCAAGAGCAATTAGCGTGGCGGCGGTGGAAAGATTCCAAGGAAGGTGCCGACGCCGGGATGCTACAGCAAAATCAGCCATGGCTCGCCGACGATGCTTTCGTTCAGTCGGGCCATTCGTTTTTCCAAGCGCGAACCGTCCAGCAGGATTTGGCACGAATTTACGGGAACGATGGGGGGGAGCCGGTAATTTACCGAGGCTATCGCTACTCTATGGGGAACGATTTTTTCACGGTCAAACTAGAATTGATTGACGATCCCGAGCGTATTGATGATGTTGAACTACGCATCTGGCACGAGCCGGTGAAGGGCGCAAAATATGTTATCGGATGTGACCCCGCATTTGGGCGCAGCGAGTGGTCCGACCGTCATGCAATTTCAGTCTGGCGCTGCTACGCCGATAGGTTAGTTTTGTGCGCTGAATATGCGGCCCATCACATTGACACGAGACAGTGCGCTTGGGTTTTGGCGCATCTAGCGGGAGCGTATCGGGATTGTGTGGTGAACCTTGAATTGACCGGCCCAGGCCGCGCGGTCATGGAAGAATTTGACCATAAGCGCGATCAGATGCACGCGGAGATGTACGAAAAGGCGATGGCCTCGCGTGAGTGGGATGATTTTTTATCGACCGCAAGTTGGTATCTGTTCCATCGTCCCGATTCAATCGGTGCTGGATATATGTATAACACCGAAATGACTTTCCGTACTAAGTCCGTAATCATGAATCAACTCCGCGATAATTATGTAACACAACTTTTAGATATTTCTTCCGCGCCGCTCTTGGAAGAAATGATGACCGTTACTCAGGACGGAGATGACATTAAAGCTGCTGGGCGCGGCAAGGATGATCGAGTTTTCGCGGCGGCGCTCGCCAACAAGGCATGGGTTGATTGGCCGCGAAAGACGATGATCCAAAATGGACAGACATTCTTGGTTGTGACAGCCGAGGAAAACGGCGAGCCGGTAACGATGGGATCAATCGTAGATCGAAGGGTTGCAGAGTTTTTCCGTAACGCCGAGGAACACGCCGAGGACGAAATTCTTAGCCCCGAAACGGAATATCTGAGAGAGCGAGGGCTGGCGTAATGGCCTGGATCAAGGAAGAAGAAAAACTAAAGCTCGAAGGCTTCGAGGATGTAACGATTGAGTTTGAGGCACTGCCCTATAATTTTGTCGCCTCAATCGGAGACCACCACCGAAAGTTTGAGCAGTTGAACGACGCAATGCTCTACGCAGAAACCTTGGCCGAGGATCGTAAGAGGTTTCAGATCGACGCGGGGCTACCGCTTGCGACGGAAGCGTCTCCAACCAGAGAACAAACCTATCTTGAAAAAAGAGGACTCGCATGAACGCGCCGAAACCAAAACTCAAATCGGCCTTTGCCGACATGGAAACCGCGCCGCAAGACGGAACCCACCTCACGCTGACGGATGGGAAAACCGAAGCGGCGGCGATGTGGCAAAAATCACGCCGGTTTGAAGGAGGGAAATGGCAACCGAAAGGTAAGTGGGTTGACCCATACACGCGCTCCAACATTTTATTTGAGCCGACCGGATGGAAACTTGCGCCGTCACCAGACGAAGTTTTACGCGAGGAAGTGGCCGCAGGAATGAAACAGAGGGCCGAGAACGAGGAAGCCAAGCGATGACTGATGAAGAAAAAACGAAACGAATCTCGACCGTCTTGGCTCGCTGCCACTTTCGACGCTACGCCGGGGCTAATCAATTTATGGCGAACGAAGGCGAAAAAACTTGGACCGCACGCAGCGCGGTTCATTTCGAGGCAGACGCCAAAGCGGTCGTGGATTCTTTGCGAGACGCCTAGATGCACAAGTGGCGGGTCAAACTTCAATGTACCAAGTGCGGGCACAAGTGGACGCGCACGACGACGGATGTTGATTCGGCAGACCCGCCGTGTCCGAACTGTAAAAAAATTCAACGCTCGCGCGGCATGGATTATTCAAGCAATCGAGCGCCAGCTAATGTCGGAAACAACCCGCGCACAAACGCCGTCGATCACACCGCAGAGACGGTCATGCAAGATTACGGCATGACAGATTTACGCAGCGATGTTCGCCAGGGCGAGACGATGGCCCCGAAACTGCAACCGAGATTGCAGTCCATGGCCGACACCATGTTTGCCGGCGGCAATCGTGGCGGCATGATGCGCGGAATAAACACGGCGAAGCTCGCACGGCAGGCGATGGCCGGAAACTTTGCGCCCAACAGAGTTGGCGGTGTTGACCCCGTAGCACTCATGCACCAGCGACGAGACAAGCCGCCCGTAAGAATTTTGAACGCGCCAGATAATAGGGGGCGGAAATGACGCTTGACGCAATACTAATTCACCCAGGCGCGTCCCAGGAGATTTATCAGGGGCTTGCTAACGACTACGCAGCGATTGAGCAGCCGCTTTGGACAAGGCTAAATGCAGCCTATCTGCGCCAACACGGATTTTCCGTCCTGGTAATAGACGCGGACGCCGAAAGAATATCTCCAAAGACAGTTGCCGATATAGTTTATGTGGAGAGACCGCGTTTGGTCGTGATTGTTGTAGAGGGGCAGCAGCCGTCAGCTAGTTCTCAGAAAATGGTTTGTGCCGGGCAAATAGCGCGGGAGATAAAAAAACAGTACGCCGATCAAAAAATCATTATGACAGGGAATCATCCCTCGGCACTCCCCGAGAGAACCTTACGCGAGGAGGCAATAGACTATGTAGCAGACGGAGAGGGGCCGCTGACGATAGCCGGGCTGCTCCGCGATGAACCTCTTGCGGAAATACCAGGGCTTGTCTGGTCTGGGGGCAAAAACAGTGCCGCACCACTTTTGGATTTAGACAAAGACCTACACGGTGACGCGTGGGATTTATTCCAGATGACTCGATATCGAAGCCATAACTGGCAGAGACTCGACGATCAGGCGAAACGGAAGCCCTACGCGGCTATTTATACGTCTCTCGGATGCCCCCACGCCTGTCATTTTTGCATGATAAATGTTTTCCAACATACCAACCGCTACCGGACGCGCTCGCCCGATGCCGTGGTTAAAGAAATGGTTACACTAAATCGAGAGTACGGAATTGAGACGTTCAAATTTACCGATGAACTTTTCATTTTGAAAAAAAATCATTACGAGGCGATATGCCACGGCATTATAGCCGCCGGTCTCGGCGATAAAATATCAAGTTGGTGCTATGCCAGAACCGATACCGTAAACCCAGAAAATCTCTCCCTTTTGCGCCGCGCCGGGTTTAATTGGTTCGCGCTAGGGATTGAAAGTGGCTCGAAACTTGTCCGAGACAGCGCGAACAAGGCGCTACGCAGCAATGACATTGTTGGAGTGGTGCGCGAAATTGAGCGAGCCGGGATAAATGTAATCTCTAATTTTATCTTCGGGTTAAGACAGGACACATACGCAACAATGCAAGAGACACTGGACCTTGCGCTTGAACTGAATACGGCGTGGGCTAATTTTTACGTCGCGCAGGCGTATCCTGGCTCCCCGCTTTATGATGAGGCAATTGCAAAGGGGTGGGCAGTCCCAGATTCGTGGATTGGGTATTCTCAGCACGCCTACGAAACCCGGTGCATGGATACCGAAACCCTAACCGCCGCAGAAGTTCTGCGCTTCCGCGATGATGCGTTTGATATTTATTTTAAGAACCCGCGCTACCTTGAAATGGTGCGAGAGAAATTCGGAGCCGAGACATTGGCGCATGTTCAAGACATGACGCGGCACAAGATCAAGCGGAAATTGTTGGAGAACGCGGCGTGAAAATCCTTATCGCAACCACCTCGACTGGCGACACCGAAAATATTTCGGAGAGCTTGCGGTATATGGGGAACCATACCGTCAGTGTTTTCCATTACGATCAAAAGTGGACGCAACAAATCGACATACAAGCCAAACGTGACCAGCGCATCGCGGCGGCATCTCCACCTGACCTGACAAATAAAAATGTTGGGTGCGATGCTGAACTAATTTCTCATGTTAAGCATGTTGTTCCAGATTTGATTGTCTACATTAGCGCTTGGGGGGCGACTTTCTCACCGTCACCGGAAGCCCTAGCGCAGATTCACGCCATGGCCCCCATGGTCCACATGATCTTTGATGGGGCGGACCCTCCGTGGTGGAAGCCGCTTGCGGAAATGGAATCATGGGGTGCGTTCGATCTAACCGTCACCATCGACGGCGCGCATGATTGGCCGGGAGGAAAAGATTGGAAGCACGCGGCAACGCGACTTGGTAACGCGCTATCTCTTTTGACGCCGATCAGTCCACAATATTATCCAAAACAACCCTTGGCGTTTGACGAGCGCCCCTTCCCCATCGGGTTTGGCGGGAATGTCGGGAGCTACGCACGCAAGGGTGTCGTTGAACGGCTGCAACAGGAAAACATGCCGTTCATTCTGAAAATGCGCGACGACGCATCGTATCAGCACTACGCCACATATCTTTCTAACTGCCAAATCATCGTCAATGTCCCGCTCACTGGTTCTGGCGAGAGAAAGCACGTTAAGGGCCGCGTGATCGAAACCGCACTTGCTCAAGCATGTTTACTCGAATGGAACAATCCTCTCTTGAGAGAATGGTTCACCGAGCGGTTAGAGTTTGAGGAATATGCCAACGCTGGTGATTGCGTTGAGATGTGCCGGTTTCTTATTACCAAGCCGAAACGCTGCGAAGAAATTGCAATGGCGCTTTACGAGCGAGTTAGCAGGGAACACTCGCCGATGAAATTCTGGGAACAGGTATTCGCTGCGATAAAGTTTCGGTCCAAAGTCAGAGCCATCGCATGACGCCGGAAGATTTAATCAAGTTCGAGGCTGATATAGCTTCGGAGTTCAACGCGGGTCATATCCGTGCCCCAATCCATTTGGACGGCGGTAACGAATCCGGGCTCATAGCTATTTTCAAGGATGTAAAGCCGGGGGATTGGTGTTGTTGTTCATGGAGGGCACACGCGAAAGCGCTTTTGCACGGCGTCCCGCCAGAGGAAGTTAAAGCCGAAATTATGGCCGGGCGATCCATGGGCCTCTGCTTCCCATCTCATAAATTTATTTCTAGCGCCATCGTCGGCGGGATCGTTCCAATCGCCGTAGGAATTGCGCTCGCAATTCAGCGCGCGGGAGGAAATGAAAAGGTTTTTGTTTTCAGTGGAGACATGACGGCGACAACGGGAATTTATCACGAGTGCATTCAGTATGCCGCTGGCCACGCTCTGCCAATCCGATTTGTCGTTGAGGATAATGGAATGTCCGTCTGTTCGGAAACATGGGAAACGTGGGGCATCCGGCAAAAGCCGAAGGATTTGGAGCGCCGGTTTGTTTATCATCTCGGGTTTCCGCATTCTGGCGCCGGGAAGCGCATTCAGTTTTGAGCGCCTACTCCGACGAAATAACTCGCGCCATGACGCTGCTAGGCGAGATGGAAAATTCTGTTTTTCTCGGCCAAGCCGTAGCGAAGCCCGGCACCAGCATGACAAACACTCTTTCAGGCGTGCCGCGAGGAAAACTGATTGAACTGCCCGTCGCCGAGGAAATGCAGATGGGAATGTCGATTGGCATTTCGCTGTCTGGCGGGCTGCCAATCTCAATTTATCCGCGTTGGAACTTTCTAATTCTCGCGGCAAATCAAATCGTAAACCACCTCGATAAAATTCCGCTCTACTCCGACTATCGCCCGCGCGTCATTATTAGAACCGCAATCGCAACGCCAGAACCGCTAGACCCAGGCCCGCAGCATCTAGGGGACTTTGGCCCGGCCTTTCGCGCGATGCTGAAAACGGTTGAGGTCCGAGAACTGCGCTACGTTGACGAAATTGTTCCAGCGTATCTCCGCGCGGCGAGAGAAGATCACTCGACGATCCTTGTTGAGGAAACAAAACTCTATGCCGATTAAATATCCATTCCCCACGGCGTTTTCTGATTGGTCTTTCCAAGAAAAAGCGGCAATAGATCGCGTCGTGGCATCCGGCAATTATACGATGGGGGCCGAGGTAGAAGGGTTTGAGGGGGAATTTGCAGCATCCCATGGGATGAAGCACGCCATCATGGTCAATAGCGGGAGTTCGGCTAATTTACTGGCAGTTGCCGCATTGTTTCACGTTAAACGTAACCCTCTAAAGCGTGGCGACAAGGCAATCGTTCCGGCAATGGCATGGGCGACAACCTACGCGCCCCTGGTTCAACATGGCTTGGATTTGCTTGTCGCGGATTGCGACGAAACATGGAACGCCGCCGCCCCATGGGCGACCTCTCTTCCCAAAGGGTGGGAAGGCGCTCAGCTGGTGGTTGGCTGCTCAATCCTTGGGAACCCCATGCACCATGAATTTTGGGGGCAACTAGCAAAAGCGAACGGCGCAATGTTTTTGGAAGATAACTGCGAGTCTATCGGCGCGTCGGTTGATGGAAAACTTTGCGGGACGTTCGGGCTAATGAATACATTTTCTTTTTTCTATTCTCACCAATTATCCGCCATTGAAGGTGGCATGATCCTAACCGACGATGATGAGTGCGCCAAATTGTGCCGAATGTTGCGAGACCACGGCATGACGCGCTCGCTCGGCAAGATTGATAAATTCGAGGATGAATACAATTTTAGATATTTTGGGTATAATTTGCGTCCGCTTGAGATGCACGCCGCTGTCGCTCGCGTTCAGCTAACTAGGTTGTCTAGATTTATCGAAGCCAGAAATAAAAACAGAGATTATTTTATTCAGAGGTGCGAACACGTTGGAGTTTCCGTCCGGTTTCAAAAGAAAAATGGGACAATCCAAAGTCCGTTCGGGATAGCTTTTTCATGTGAGAACGCCGAAAAGCGGGGAAGGCTTGTCGATGCTTTCCGTGCCAGGGGGATTGATTGTCGGTTGCCTTGCGGCGGATCGTTTACCCAACATCATTATGGGGAACCTTGGGCGTCTCAAAAAACTCCCGTAGCAGACAGAATACACCAGACAGCGATGTTTATTGGGTGCCCTCCGCATAACGGCTCTATGTGGTGGTACGAAAGAGCAATCGAGATAATGCGGGACGTTCTGTGACACGCGCGCTAATCAGCGGATGCTCCGGCTTTGTCGGATCGCATCTTGCCGAGTACCTAATCGAGCATACCGATTGGGATATTTACGGGATGTGTCGGTGGCGCTCGCCGCTGGATAATTTTGAAACGCTTGTACCGAGGATCAATAGAGGGGATCGCGTTCATCTGCTTTATGGAGATTTACGCGACACAATTTCAATCCAAGAAGTTGTCAAAAAGTCAAAACCGGATTTTGTTTTTCATTTGGCCGCGCAAAGTTTCCCGCTCACCAGTTTTGATGCGCCGCTTGATACGCTTGACACAAACATTCTCGGCACCACGCGGCTGCTGGATGCGATCAGACAGCACGCGCCGGGCGCCCTAGTTCATGTTTGCGCCTCATCTGAGGTATTCGGCAGGGTTCCAAAGGGTACAGGGCCGATTGGCGAGGAATGTGCGTTTCATCCAGCATCGCCTTACGCAATTTCCAAAGTCGGAACCGATTTAGTCGGGCGATTCTATGCCGAAGCTTACGGAATGAACGTGCAAACGACGCGAATGTTTACGCACACTGGCCCGCGCCGGGGCGATGTGTTCGCCGAATCATCGTTTGCAAAACAGATTGCAATGATCGAAGCTGGTCTATTGCCGCCAGTCGTAAGAGTTGGGAACCTTCATTCTCTCAGAACGATTGCCGATGTTAGGGACGCTGTGCGCGCGTACCATTTGCTGCTGACCGTCAATCCAATCCCCGGCGCTTATTACAACATCGGTGGCGAGCATACGGTGACGATAGGCGGAGTGCTGGATCACTTGCTCAGTTTGTCTCCAAAAGGCGCGACGATAGCGCGGGAAATTGATGCTACGCGCCTGCGCCCGATTGACGCCGATTTGCAAATCCCGGACACGACGAAATTCAAAAACCACACGGGCTGGAAACCGGAAATTCCATTCGAGCAGACCATGCTCGATTTGCTAAATTACTGGCGCGGCAGGGTGTCGCGCGAAGGTGACAGATTCTTGCAACGATGAAAGGCCGCGATATGAACAAGCGTAAATATCTTCCGACACTTTCGGACCTTGTGGACCGGATGACGATCATTCAGCTAAAGGCGATCTTCATTCCAGAGCACAGCAAGGAATATGTCGCTGAACGCAAGCTGGTTGAGCACGACATTGACCTAATTTTGAAAGGTCTCAAACGCCGCGTAACCGCATCCGACATTCATGCGATTGCCGTTATCATGTTGGCGAACCGTTTTATCTGGGAATCGGAATCCAAAGCCAGAGCTGGCGGAGACCAACAAGACAAGTTGCTAAAACTAACTCATTCTATAAATGGGGTAAGGAACACTGCGAAAAATCAATTAGGTCGCCTAGATGGCGGAAGGCGGGACTACAAAATTGACTGTTTCGCGGAAAGTCTTGTGGCTGATTTCGGAGACTGGCAAATTTTTTAATTACTTTTTCTTGTGCTTGCCGCCCTCGATAGCCTGCAACGCCACTTCCGGGTGTGCTTGCGCGAACTGAGCCTTTTCAACCTCAGTCATTTCAAGGTCGCTAACTAACTCATCCTCGCCCGGCGGGTGAGTGTGCTTAATCAATTGGTCTGGCTTAACGGCGCCTGCCTTGAACAGATCGAACAACAGCGCGCGGGCATCGTGCGAGAACGCCGGGGAGCCAGAATGAGAATCCACAACCACTTTGGCGTCCTTATCCAAATTGGCGTAGCGGAATTTAATCATCTCCATGCCTTGGGCGGGTGGCTGTTCAATATCTTGGTCTGGCTTGTGGAGGGTTTCGACGTTTCCTTTTCCAGGCATAAGCCATGCGGTTAATTCGGTTGGAACATGGGCCTTGCAAAGATCGAGGGCCAAGCCGAAAGTTTCCTCGACGCTGCGCTCAACCAAAAGCGCGCGATCCTTGAAACGGGGGCTGGAATTTCTGGTTAGGGTTTCAGCATGGCCTTGGGCGCGAACGCCAGATTCCCCGCGTCCCTGCATGACAGGCGTTGCACCGGCCATGTCATTGAACATTTCCAAGGTCTCATGGATTCTCTCGTAGAGACCCTGCGGTATTTCAGGAGCGAGAGTTTGAATTTTTGCGTTCGGGTTCGCATCGGATAGCCAGCCACCAGGCTTATTCAGTTTGGCGTAGGCAGTTTGATTGACGCTCGTGGAGCCGATCATGGCGCGCGGCGGTTTCTCTTGCAGACGCAGCAACATATTTATGCCGTCGATGCTGACGTTGAGGGTTTTTTGCAGTAGCGCGACGTTGCACAATTCCGAGCGCCCATAGAAATACCCATCTAGGCGATTCGGGCAAAACTCAATGAATGGGTGATGGCCGTTGAGGGGGTTGTCTTTGTGATCTAGGGAAAGGTCTGTATCGACAGCATCGGCAAAGATGTTCTTGTGCTGAATTTTTCCCTCAACAATCACATCGCCGACAACTTGAATGGTCGTATAATCTTTTTCTGCGCTGTTCCAAACCCAAAGCTCATCGAGCCGCAGAATTTTGGCGAGAACTTCCGGTCCCAAATTCGGACTTGGGCCACTCAGCCAATCGACCATGCCGCGATTTTTAGTCTGTCCGCCGCCAGATGTTTGGTATGGGTAGATGCCACCGATGATAACTTGGCGCATCTGGTCTTGCTGCTGCGTATCGTCTCCGGTTTTAGACGGGGAGAGATATTTCGTTACAGCCCTGAGTAATTCTTTTTTATCGCTTCGACGTTCGACCAAATCTTCAAATTGATAAATCGTCATGTAAGTGCTGTGGACGAAGGCGCTTTGGCGATCCAAGTCCGAGACAGATTCGTTTAAGACCCCGAACATTTCCGGCTGGACAAGGTACGGATCAAACCCGCCATCGGCCCAATTCAATTTGACAAGAGTTTTTCCCTTGACTAGAGACCACGAAACCGCATCCTCGATCAGAGTATCAAGGTTACACTCTCGGATTCTGCGGTGAAGGTCGGATGCGACGGCGCGGCCCTTGGCGCGATCAACCGGCCCGACTTGTCCGTAATATTCAA